GATTGCTACGCTGGGGCTGCTGAGCCCGCGCCAGTGGGTCTCGATGTACCTGTTGGCCCTGCTCCTTTTGATGGCTGCTGCCCGCTGGAGATAACTCTACTGGTAGATTGGGATGCCAGTCAATAAGTGGTACCTGCACAACGCTGCCTACTCTGCTGGCGGCACAATGCCCGCGCCGACGACGCTAATGAGTGCGAGCGTTCAGGCAGGTTCTGGCTACTTCAACGCGACGGCGGTGGCTAACCGGATCGACACGAACATGACGATGAACGGAACGAAGGGCAGTACGGTGCAGACTCCGAGCGGCACTACTGGCGCGAGCAATACTGCGCAGTATTTCCCGGTCAGACGTTTCGTTTCTCCTCCTTTGGCAGCGCAGACGATTCCAGCAACCGCGAACAGCTTGCTGCTCCAGGCGGGACTGCAAACGAGCAACGCTTCAACCAGCCCGATCTTCTTCCGCTTCGGATGTCTGGCGGTCTGGCGTCCATCGACCGGCGCGCTCGTTGGCCGTCTTCTGGACAAAGTTACCACCGGCGGCGGAGCTTCTTCGATTGCATCCATGGCATGGCATCAGTCGAGCGCGGCAGGCCTCTTCGACACTCCTGCGGCCGCGCTGACGATTCAAGACAACGACGTTCTCATATTCGAGATGTGGGTGGCCGTTACACAGTCGATGTCAACCGCCTACACGACTTGGGTGCAGTTCGACGGGGTGGATGATTTTACGAGCGACGGCACGGCTGAGTCAAGCGCAGCCGCAGTTCTGCTGACACCGACGATCTACCTGCTAGGCGAGAGCGCGCCGGTCGGCGTCTCCAGTTCTGATTCGAACTCCGGGTCAGCGAATGAGTCGGCATACGTCGAGGTCAGCGACTTCCCGCAGAACGCTGTCATCGATAACTTCAATCGAGCCGACGGGATCCTGACTTCCCCTTGGGTGGGTATGACAGTACCCACTCAGACGTATCTGACTCCGTACGTCGCTAGCAATCAAGCTTCGACCGGCCCGCCTGGGAATGGATGTGGTGCATACAGGAGCGATCTATCACAAACCGACTGCGAGGGGTTTATTGATCTCCCGAACCCGGCGGAAACTCAGTACCACGATGTGTGGCTGAGGTTCACCGGGGGAACGGACATCAACTCGCAGAATGGCTACTTCCTACGGCATGACAGTGTAGGCAACAAGCTGATGCTTCAGAAGTGCTCGGGCGGCGCTACCTCTTCCGTGGGCGGGCAGCCGACTTGCGCGCTATCACCAGGTGATTCAATTGGCGCAAGGGTGCTCGGTACGACCTTCTCGATTTACTACAAGCCGCTCGCCGCGTCAAAGTGGAGGATTCTCGGGACGGGAGTTGACGCAACGTATCAGAATGCTGGCTCGATTGGATTCTTCTCACCCGGACACCCTGCGGTCTTCGACAACTTTGGTGGCGGCAAAATCACAACCGGGAAGTCCGATGTAGACGCGACTGGGATCAATGAGGTCGAGACTGCCACCGTCAATCAGAAGTTCTCGGATGAAGATGCAACAGGTATCAACGAGACCGAAACTCCTGTCCTGGTTGCGAAGTACACCGGGACTGATACCAATGGATCTACTACGGAGACGACCTCGCTCGTTCAAAGAAATGTTCTCAGCGATGTAGACTCGACCGGGATCAATGAGACCGAAGTAGCAAGCGCGTACTATGCGCCGGCAGACTCGGATGTCAACGGCGGGATCACTGAGTTCGCGTACTTCGCTCAAAGCATCGTCGTCTACGAACCGGACTTCATCGATTCGTACAACACCCTACAAGCTCGCTATTCTCCATACACCGCGATCCCGGCTCAGTTCGGGACGTATGACGCGCTCTCCGGAGCGCCGCTGCCGCTTCCGGTTCTCACAGAGGTTGCGTTCTACGGGGTTGCAGTTCCGGTCTCGGATTCGAATGGGCCAACATCCGAGTCCGCTGCATTCTTCTACGCTCCCGCGAGCGCCGACGCCGGAACAGCTAGTGAGGCCGCTTCTCCTGTTGTAAGAGCGACTGTCACGGATTCGAGCGGTTCGACTACAGAAACCGCCGTGCTCGTCAGCGTACCGGCTGTTACGGACGCGAACGGGACTACAACTGAATCGGCGTCGATAACTCGGGTCATTCTGTCGGATACAGACAATGCCGGGTTCACCGCAGCTCAGTCGGTCGTCTCTAAGCTTGCTGATACAGATGTCGGCTCGGCGTCGGATACTGCAAGTATCTTCCAAGCCCTGGTTCCGGTCTCGGCTTCAGACACGAATGGGACGACGACCGAAACGCAATCGTTCACATATGCTCTCTCCGCGAGCGATACGAATAGCTCGCTGACGGAGACAGCATCCTTCCTGCCGTCGTATGTCGGGGTCGATTCCGGTACAAGCTCGGAATCTGCGACGGTGCCGAAGGCTCTGATTTCCGCATTCGAAACTACACCATCTTCAATCGAAGCAGCTACCACCGGCGTTCCGGTCTACAACGGAGACACCGGCTCAGCGTCTGATTCCGCTTCGGTTGTCACCAAGATAACGGCGAGCGACTCAGGGTCAGCAACCGAGACAGGGATCGGTTCGCTCACGAGTTCGTTCACCGTGACCGATCAGAATACTGCGACCACCGAGTCAGCGGCTCTTGCCGAGGCGACGAGTGACTCAGGGACGGGCACCGATACAGCAACCGTCAAGTTCCTAGTCACCGTGACAGATTCTGGTTCGCTCACAAGCGAGAGTCAATCGCTCGCGACGTTGAACCAGAAGACAGACGCCGACTACGGTGGCACCCCCATTGAGGTCGCGATCCTCGCTGCCCAACAAACCCCCGGCGGGGATCAGGCCTCTGCCACCGAGTCGGCGTCTGCAAGTATATATATCGCGGGCGCGGACGTAGGCGCGGGTATAGATGTTAGTGCCGCTCCTGTTGCGAAAATCTCTGTATCCGACTCCGGAACCGGATCGGACACCATCTTCACCGGTGGCCGAGTCTCGGTCACCGACTCCGGGACAGCCTCGGAGCTGGCCGCGCTCGCCTTTAGCTCGCTCGACACGGCGACCGGCTTTGCGTCCGAAATCCTCGCCGCTCGACTCACGGACGCGGATTATGGATACGCTGGCGAAAACTATGACCGCTACCCGCCGCTTACGCTCTTCCCTGAAATCCCGGCGGGGGTTATACTCTCGATGGCAATGGGCGAGATCGTGAACGCATCCTCCGTCGGGACATACCGCAGACTCACGAACGTGAGGGGCAGAGCCACTACGTCGGCCAGAGGGAGGATCCTCAAATGAGCACTCCAGCAACGACCTTCGTGGTGTCGTTCACAGACTACCAGCCGGTGCCTCGCTTCGACAACATCGCTTGGACGACGGTGATGATCGAAGAGGGCACAAGTGAGGACGGCCCGTGGAACCTGATCGACACCCAGAACCTCATGCCTGTCGATCTCGACCCGTCCAACCCGATGTCTCGCTCGTTCACGACGGGCAAGGCGACCATCGAGCACGGCTGGTACCGCATCCTGTTCGGCGATATGAACAACAACATCGTCGAGACTGTGCCGATGTTCAACGGCGAGCCTATCGAGTGGACGCCAACGCTTCAAGATGTCGGTCACGTCGTGCTCTCCCGAACTCGGGATGACGCGGGGAACATTCTGGGTACTTTCACCGACAAGACGCAGCCGACCGACGATCAATGCCGTGTGCTGATCGAAAAGGCGATTGACGACATTATCCCTCTGATCGGCACTGACATCCCCGAGGAGCTGATCGGTGAGGCCCAAAACATAGCATCCATTCGAACGGCGATGTACATCGAGCTGACGTACTACGCGAACGAGGTCGCTACAAATCGTTCGGTGTATCCGGAGCTGAAGGCTCTGTTCGATGAGAAGGTGGCCGCGCTGGCGAAAGCTATCACGGCTGTCGAGGCGGGCGGGGACATCACCGACGCGACCGCAGGGGCCGGTGGTGAACCCGCCTACGCCTATCCTCCCGATGATGGCATGTATTGGAGGCCGTTCTGATGGCGCAAGGGCCAATCGGGATGCATGTGTTCGGAATCGAAGAGGTCGATGGTATGCTCTACGCCGGGATGCAGGCAGCCGGTAACATGAAGCCCGCTCTGGAACTCGTCGCCGAAGGCATGATGGAATCTATCGACTTGAACTTCCAGGCTCAGGGTCGGCGCGGCGGCGGCTCTTGGAAGAAGCTGAGTCAGTACACCGTTGATCGTAAGGTGCGCGAGGGCGAGCTACCGCTCATCCTAATCGCCACTAGCGCGCTCCGAGACTCGATGACGATGCGTCGCGACCCGAATATGGATCTGAAGGTCACCCGCTCCGAGGTCAGGCTGGGCTCTCGCCTCGACTACGCGAATGTTCAGGACAAGGGTGGCGGCCCGAGTCATCTGGCAGCGCGTCCGTTCGCGAGCTTCACAGAAGGGGATCTCCGTGAATGGACGAGGATCTGCGAGCAGTACCTGATCGACCGGATGAAAGTGGGGAGGGCATAATGCCTTATCCGACTGATGACGTATATCTGTCGATCTTCGACGGCAGCCTTCTCACTCGCGCCGTCATGAACACCCTCAGAATGTGGTACCCGAGATACATCAGAGAGATCGAGTTCCAGCGTGGAGACCTGGAGATTGGGAGGATTCCACCGCCAGTCACGTATGCGGAACGATGGACGTTCGATTCGTACCCGGACGACAAGATGCCGGCTGTGATAGTCGTCTCCCCTGGGATGATGGATCAGCCTCGGCGCGATGGCGACGGCACCGTTAGCGGTTGGTGGGCTATCGGTGTCGGAGTCATCGCCGCCGCCGCGACTGAGGACAACTCGGAGCGCCTGGCCAAGATTTACGGCGCGGCTGCTCGTTCGATCCTCAGTCAGAAGGGCTGGTTGGACGAAACCTGGGAGTTCAACGGCTGCGAGATCCTAGCCGAGAACTATGAGGATGTTCCCGACATCGAACAGGCCCGCACGATGCGTTCCGCTCATATCATCGGACGGGTGCAAGTGATGAACATGTGGAACACCGGCGGTGGCCCCGCTGACCCGGATGATCCTTCCGATCCGCTCGCGATGCCGGGGTCTCAGTGGCCGCTCGCGAATGAGGTCACTATCGACGCAATCAACCGTATGGAGGAGGAGTGATGCCCCCAGCTGGGAAGAAGGCAGAAGACAAGGAAGAGACGCTCACCGCTCCCAGAGCGCCTGAGCAACGCAAGCCACCCGGAAACGGTGGTGGGACGGATCCGCCGCCCACCGGCGTGACGCAGTTCCGGTACATCGGCGATCATGCCCAGATCCTGGAGAACGGTCAGCCGCTCGGTCACGGTGACTACGTCACCATCCAGCCCGAGGACATGGTCGGGATCAACCAGATGCTCTGGGACGACGGCAACCTGATCGACGCGACCGGGATCGACATCAGCGGCGATCAGCCCCAAGCAGCCTCGCAAGAGGCTCCTGAAGCACCCGACATCAAGGAGAAGGAATGAGCACAGTCCTGATCCGGCCTGGTGTCAACGTCACCCTGCGGCCCAGCCCGCCGACCATCGGAGCACCGACCGATACCGGCGTCTGGTTCGTAGTGGGGACGACTGACGCAGGGCCGCTCACTCCGACGCTACTCCGGAGCATGGCGGACTATCTCGCGATCTTCGGTCAGCGCGTCAGCTACAGCGTCGTGTACGACGCACTCGATGTCTACTTTCGCGAGGGTGGAGGATCCGCGTACGTCAAGCGGGTGGTCGGCCCTGCGGCAGTGACGGCAAGCAAGAACCTGCTCGACGCGGGCGCGGCGATCTCGCTCGTGGCCTCCGCGCTCGGGCCGGGAGTCAGTGGTAACTCCATCTCAGTCGGCGTCCGCGCCGGTCAGGGCGTCGGCACCTTCGTGGTCTTCAACGTCGTTGGCGGCGTCGAAGTGGAGACCAGCCCGGATCTGTTGGACAACCCAACGGCGATTCTTTGGGCGCAGAACTCCTTGTACATCCGGCTCGCCGCTGGGCCGTCCGCGAATGACCCAGCTCCTGCCGCTGCCGCCGCGCTCGCGGGAGGGAACGACGACAGGGCGAACATCGTGGACGCAACCTGGCAAGCCGCGCTCGACGCGATCACGTCCGACTTCGGGCCTGGTCAGGTCTCGGCACCGGGCCGGACGAGCGACATCGGACACCAGCAGCTGGTCGATCACGCCGGCAAGCATCAGAGGGTCGCGATCCTCGATGCGCCGGACACTTCGACAGTCGCCACGCTGACGGCTTCCGCCAACGGCGCGAAGGTCGGATCGTCGTCCAAGTTCGCCGCGATGTTCTGGCCGTGGCTCGTTGTCCCCGGTATCGTCGCGGGTTCGACCCGCAGCGTGCCTCCCTCCGCTCTCATCGCCGGTCTCCTCGGTCGCAACGACGGAGCCGGGTTGGGGCCGGATCAGGCGGCGGCTGGTGACAACGGCGTCTCGCTGTTCGCGACCTCGCTCTCTCAGCCCGCCGTCACCGACTCCGTTCGGCAGACGCTGAACACGGCGGGGATCGACGTCATCCGGAACTTGTACGGGACGTTCCGCAACTACGGATGGCGGTCGCTCTCGGATCCGACCGCTGAGTCCGACTGGCTCAACTTCGGTTGTGGCAGGCTGTACATGAGCATCGCTGCGAACGCTCAGGCCATCGCGGAGAGCTTCATCTTCGACAAGCTCGACGGCGCTGGTCTTACGATCAACAGGTTCAACGGGGCGCTCACCGGCCTGCTCGCGGGCTACTACGACAACGGGGATCTCTACGGTGCATCGCCCGCCGATGCGTTCTTCGTGGACACCGGCCCGAAGGTGAACACCCCGACGACCATCGCCAACCACGAACTGCACGCCGTTCTGAACGTCCGGATGAGCGAGTTCGCCGAGATGATTCAGATCGAGGTCTACAAGAGGCCGATCACCGGCTAAGGAGGAACGATGAGTTACGACCCGAAGCAAGTCAGGGGGACTCGCCAAGACACCTTCACGGTGGGTCTCATGGTCGAGGATCCCGCCAACCCAGGTCAGTGGATCGACTGGGGGATCTGGGACACCAAGACCGGTGGCGACCTCGACTCCGAGGATCGCCTGTACTACCCTGGCGCGATGGGCCCGCCCTACTCGCTGGGCGGTCGGATCTCGCCGCAGCCGGTCACGCTGACGCGGAACTACCGCATCCAGCGCGATCACTACCACATCCAGAAGCTCCTGGATGGGGTAGGAAAGGCGAACTGTCAAGTCCAGCAGTTCGCTATGGACAAGTACGGCCTCACGCACGCGCCCGCCATCCTCTGGACGGGAACGCTGAAGACGGTCGTGCCTCCCGAGCACAACTCCGAGTCGTCGTCGGATCCGGCGATGATCTCGGTGACTATCACTGTCGATTCGGCTCCCAAGGCCGTAGGAGCGCCTAGCTAGGAGACACCATGACAAATATCGAAGACGAAGCCCCTGCCGCCCCGCTCGCTCACGAGATCACGAGCGACGAGGCTCAAGGGCCGCAAACCCTCGCGGAACAACTCCGTCTCCGTCGTTCGGAGATCGCAGAGTCGCACGATGTGTACCTTCCCTTGATCGGCTATGAAGAGTACGGACTCCACGCGAAGCACCGTCTCATGGATCGGCAAGAAGTCGAGCGGCTAGGTCGGAAGATCACCGCCGAGACCAAGGATCGAGGCGAGCGCAACATGCGCATCCTCCTCGACATGATCATCCTCTCCACCAGCGGCTTCTTTCTCAAGGAAGACGACGGCGACGGCTACCGGCAGGTACTCGATGACCGGAACGGTGAAGCCCCTGTCATGACTTGGGGGATGTTGGCCAAGTACCTCGGCTGGCAGCCGGACGAAGTTGACGACAACGCTCGCATGGCGCTCTACTACTGCTTCGGCGGTAACGAGTTCATGGTCGGTCAGTACGGGATCCTCCTCAACCGCTGGATGAACAATACTGGCGTCAAAGTCGATGAGGAGTTCTTGGGGGAAGTTCTGTAAGGGTTCCTGATGAGATACAAGCCGCAGCCCAGATCGCTATTTCCGGACAAGACCCTTGGGTTTTCCTGGAGACCACCGACGCGGAGAAACGAGCTACGATGTCTGCCATCGCGAACGAAGTCCAAAAGCTCATGCTCCTACTCAACGACGATCTCGCTGCGAAGGTCATCAATAGGCTGGCGGAGGCGATAAAGTAGTGGCCTGGGGATCTGCTACATCTGCTACCATCCGGATCGCTCTCGCGGGACAGCGTACGGCAATCGCTGGACTCGCGGCGACCAAGGCTGAAGTCAATAGCCTGCGTCGGAGCGTAGCAGAGTACGGAGCTACGGCAGAAGTCTCGTCCAAGCGGTCGTGGCTTCTGAACCAGGCGCTGTTCACCTTGCGGCGCTACGCCTATATGGGAACCCTCGCTCTCACGGGCCTGATCGGACTCAGCCTGAAGTGGGGGACTAGCTTCAACGCAACGATGCAAAGTGCGACTCTGGCTCTGCAGCCGATGATGAAAGGTACCGGCGACGTTCAGAAGGAGCTGCAGATCCTGTTCAATATGGCCAAGTATAATCCGTTCACGTTCGGTGATATGACGACCGCGTTCCGGAGAATGTATATTGGCCTCCATCCTATCGGAATCCAGACCGCTGAGATCAATAGGACTCTGACGGATGTAGTCGATGCTCTGTCGGCTGCGGGATCTACGTCGCCCGGTCAGCTCAACCGAGTCGCCGTCGCGCTACAGCACCTTGCGTACTCGGGGCGGCTGACCGGCTTCGCAGTCAACCAGCTGATGCGAGACGGTCTGCCGATTGTCCCGGCTCTGAACAAGGAGCTGGGGATCACCGGTGAACAGCTACACAATATCTCGAAGCTCGGGAT